ATGTTGGAGGGGATCAAGACTTGAAATTTCAATTCGATTTATTCGTGTTAGATATTCAATACAATAACCTTTAAAATTCATTCAAAATGGCTGAAGCAGAAAAAAAACAAAAAGCAAAAATTATTTTACCTGATGGCGTGACTCAAGAAATGATTGACGCATGGAAAGAGCGCTATGGAGCGGATAAAATATTTTTATCGACTCTCAGTAACGAGGACAATGAAGAGTTGTGCAAGTGTATAATAAGAGCACCCGGAAGAAAAGAGCTTGGTGAGTTTGAAAAATGGGTTGATAAAAACCCCGACCGAGCCAAAGAAATTACGGTAAAAGCTTGCGTACTATCGCCAAATAAGGCAGAAATAATTGCGGATCAATCAAAATTTCTATCGGCTTTCGATGCGATTGCAGCAAAGTTTCCAATTGGGCGTAGTTCCTCAAAAAACTTATAGAGGGTTATCCTTACATTGACCTTGTCAATGATAGTGATAGCCTGAAGAGAGAAATATCAAATTTTTACCGAAGCGGAAACGCTTTAATTAGCTATTATCTGCACATTCCTTTCCCGGAAGAGCTAGACGAGGAAACTTGGATGGAAAAGTTTAGGCAGGTTCAATGGCTGGCAGATAAAGGTTTATTAGGAGTAAAAAGCAATGAATAGTATTTCAATAAGCGAAATCATAGAAAGGTATCGTGCCGGGTTCGGTTATGTTGCCATAAATGTGGCGGTTGCTGTTGGAAATCGAGTTTGGGGCAAGTTGGTTGATATACCAACACTGAATGACCCAGATGTGCGCTATGCAGATGTTATTTTTACACATTCGACCACTAATAAATCGTATGCCTTTGGAAACGAAGCCACCCTGAATGAAATCGGACAGGACTTTCTCTACATGGGACCCTGTCCGATGCTTTCATTCACACAGGATAAAAATGCCATAATTACAAAGATTGACTCGAGTTCTTTGGAGGTTATTGAAGACTTTGGAATTGAGCCGGCAGTGGCCAGAATGCAAGGTATTTTAATTAATCAGGAAGAGCACGAGTACCCACGAGAATTGGTGCGAGCCTACAAGGAATTTTACCAAACAAATGGAACGTACAAGGTAAGTGGGCAAATATTTGCCGACCAAGGCATTACAGAGGTGTTTTTATCAGGAGGATATGATATTCAATTTGTTGAGGGATTTGTTGATACAGTGAAATATGCAGTAACTGCACGACAAACCCAACCCAGCGAACTTAAAGTGATTGGAGGTTGAGATGTATTTGAATCCTAATGCTAGAATCCACATCGGAAAAGACGCAAATATACTTGAGTTTAATGGTGTAAACAAAGTTGAGATATACAAGACAGTAAAGGAATTGGGGAATACAGCGGTTGTTCGACTGCCACGTAATTACAAAGAACTTGATGGAAAAAGTATACTGGAGCTTATGACCGCTGGCGACCCCGTAACCATTTGGCTTGGATATAATGGAGAGTATAACGAGGAATTTAAAGGCTACATCAAGACAATTGAAAGCAATACCCCTTTAGTACTTCAGCTGGATGATGAGTTTTACCCCTTGAAAAGAAACACTTTTAATACTAGCTTCCCTAAAGGTGTGACCCTAAGAGAAATATTAGAGTATGTTTCATCAGGTTACGAAATAGATTGCCCCGATGTAGTGATGGAAGGTTTTCAAATATCGAATGTAAGTACTTACGAGGTACTTACGGCTATAAAAGAGCAATACGGTTTCTATACAAGAATTGATGGAAATGTATTACGTTGTTTGTGGGCTTACGATATGGTAAACTTCTCTAAACACACTTATACATTTTACACTGAAACGGTAAAGACCAATAATTTGTCTTACCGAAGGGCTGAAGATGTGCAAATAAAATTGAAAGCAATATCGAATTTACGCACAGGAAAAAAGCTAAAATATGAGACAGGATCGAATGAAAAAGAGGCCAGTGTTCGGACATTAAATTTTGGTCCTTTGTCAGAATCGGAATTAAAAGAAAGGGCTGAGCAGGAATATAAAAGATTGGTGTTTGATGGTTTTTCGGGAACAATAACTGGTTTTGGAAACCCCAGGACCAATCCGGGCGACACGCTGGAAATAATAAATCCAAAAGAACCAGACCAAAATGGAGAATATTTGATTGATGATGTTACCATCATTTATGATTTAAACTTGGGATATGAAAGAAAAAACACACCTAGTTACAAACTATGACACCAGAGCAACAAATAGAGAAAGCCATAAAAGCTGGAGCAAAAAAAATGGTTCCCGTGTTCGTAACAGAAGGTACTGTAAAGGCTGTTGATATTGAGGGGCATACTTGCACTGTCGAAAGGTATGAATTGCCCACGCTGCATGATGTGCGTTTGAATGCTGTACTTGAAGCAAACAATAACTTGGTGACTATAATACCCAAGGTTGGCGCCAGTGTTCTTTGTATAATCATTGAGAATAATCCGCTAGATAACTTTGTCTTAACAACAACAGATATTGAGTCGGTTACTGGTGAAATTGAAGGTGTGAAATTCGTTTGGAATAAAGACGGTTTTGTGTTTAACGATGGCGAAAATGAAGGCTTGGTAATAGCTCCAACATTGAAAACAGAGCTGGACAATACAAACGAATATTTGGAAGGATTGAAAACAGCAACAAAGGGTATTGCAACCGCACTTGATGTACTTGTACCCGGAACATCAGCAGCTTTTGAAGCGGCTTTGGTTGGTAAGGCTGTTGGCGATTTTAGCGACATTCAAAATGATAAAATAAAGCACTAATGGCACGACAAGACATACTGTTGGATGATGACAACAACTGGAAAGTTGAAAATGGAGATTTTGTTGTTGGGCTTAGCGATGAGCAACATGTTGGATTGCTGATGGTATCGGCAAAAGGTTCGTACCGGGAAGCGCCAGCCATTGGTGTAGATTTAACCAAATGGATTGGTAAACAGAATAATAATATTAGTGGATTAGAGCGTGAAATAATGGTGCAGCTTGAAGCGGATGGGTACAAGGTGACAGAATTAAAAATTGACGAACAGGGAGAGTTTATTTTAAACTACGAAACAAAATATTGATATGATTTACGAAGAATTGATAAAGCAAAATAGAGAAGCTTTCGTGTGGAAAGTGATACAGATAGCAAATGAGTTGGGTTTTAAGCCTGAATGGCTTATGTATGTGATGTATTTTGAGACTGCAAGAACTTTAGATCATACCGTAACAAACAGTATTGGGGCAACTGGTTTAATTCAATTTATGCCATCTACTGCAAGATATCTTGGAACGACAACTGAAGCATTGCGCAATATGAGTAATGTTGAGCAGCTGGATTATGTAAAAAAGCACTTGGCGCCCTACAAAGGGAAATACCACAGTTTTGTTGATTTGTATTTAGCTGTTTTTTGGCCACATGCTGTGGGTAAACCAGATACTTATACAATTACTTCAGACATTGTGGCTAAATGCAACCCAATATTTGACTTAAACAGAGATTTGGATATCACAAAGCTTGAGATTAAAACAGCTTTACTAAGGTTTATTAAACCCGAGCATAAACACTTATTTGCCTAATGAGAACGATTTTAATGATATCGACTATTTTGCTTTTTGCATGTAATCCTTGCAAACGTTGTGTTTCTATTGGAGGAGCAACGCAAGATTCGACTTTGGTTTATGTTTCAGATTCTATACCTGTAGAAGGTTTTATACCATCTGACAGCGTGAAAACAAAGACTAAACCAGACACTTTAAAGCCCGGAATAAAATATGAGGATAATGATCCTCTATCGACAATTGATATAAACTACTGGGTAGATGAATACGGTGAGATGACTATTATTGCATTCTATGATACGATACCTTATTATGATACCATACCTTATTTAGACACTATACCTTGCCCTCCTGTAGTACATGTAAATGAAAATACTGAGCGTTCAAAGCTCAGCATTTTATGGGGCGAATATAAAAACTATGCTGGTATATTGTTGCCTTTAATGATTTTGTTGATTGTTTTTTTAAAGCAGAAATAATGAAAGAGGTTTATGTTGAACCGGGTCAGGATATGTTTGACATCTGTATGCAAGAATATGGAGGGTTGACCAATTTTGTGTATTTGCATGAATTGAATGGTTTGACAGAGATTCCTGCAACGCTTGCTCCGGGACAGAAAATGTTTGTGGATGGCGAGATTGAGAATGCGGCTATAGCTAATATTTTCAGTAAAAAGAAGCCTGCAAATTATAATGAAAAAATGATTGAGGCCATAACATTGGGTGGTATTGATAATATGGGAATACAAATTGATTTTATAGTGAGCTAATATGGCACGTACACCAGCACAAATCGAGCAAGAAATACTGACCTATAAGGACAGCGCTGAAGAATTAAGCGTTTTAAATAGCCTGAGTAATACAGCCATTTGGCGCTTTTGGGTAAAATTATGCAGTCGAATAATTTCAACCTTTGAAAGTGTTTTTGATGCTCATACCAATGATGTTCAAAGTAGATTGGATCAACAAAAAGCTCATCGTGCAAAATGGTATCAAGAATTAGCTTTAAATTTTCAGTTTGGCCGAGACTTAATTGACGACACAGATGTTTACGATAACGCTGAGTTGACAGATGCAGAAATTGAAGCAGAAAAGCTTGTTAAATATGCTACCGCAAAAGAAGTTGGAAACATTGTGCGTATAAAAATTGCGACCAATAACAATGGCGAAAGGGAGCCTTTAAGTGAAGACCAGGAAGCGGCATTTATAGCCTACATAAAAGAGACAAAAGATGCTGGTGTGAAATTTGAAATCACCAATAAAGAGGCTGACCATTTTAGAGCCAGTTTAGACATTTACTACGACCCTATGATTTTGGATAGTTTGGGGAATAGACTTGACGGAACAGTGAGTGAACCTGTGCCAACAGCGGCAAAGGATTATATTAAAAATCTTCCTTTTAATGGTGAATATACCAATAAAGATTTGATAAATAATTTGGAAGCTGTTGAAGGTGTAATTATCCCGGAACTAAAACTGGCAGAATCGTATTTTGGCACAAATGATTGGGCGCCAATTAATGCGAAAATAACACCCGATAACGGATACTTTAAGATATATGATGATATAGATTTGGACATTACATGGATACCCTATGGCGCTGACAATTAACATATCGAAATTTATAAAACAAACGCTAAAAAGCGAGCAGCTCACATCGTTCAATGTAGCATGGATTGAGTGCATTATGTACCCATTGCGGTCTGTGTTGCTCGCTTTTTATCGCAACCGAGACAATCACTCTTACCAGCTGGCTCATAATGGCCAAGTATGCTATTTAAGAGCGGTTTTGAATGATGCTTTTGATAACATTGATAGACGCATAACAATTGAAGATGCTTTTCAGTACGAGCATGTAACTTTTTATCCCAGAGGAGATGAAAAGGCTGTTTTATTTGGGACAGTACTATTTGCGAGTAAAGATTATATATCAAGTAATGCTGTTGATTTTAATGTTA